CGCCAATATCAAATAGAAGGCGTATACGGCGCATTAAAGAACAATAGGAAGTTATTGATAAGTCCTACTGCATCAGGAAAAAGTCTGATGATTTATTCTTTAGTGCGTTATTATGTTGATAAGAATCAAAAAATTCTTTTAGTCGTTCCAACAACCAGTCTTGTAGAGCAAATGTATAAAGATTTTCAGGATTATGGTTGGAATGCTGAATCATATTGTCATAAAATTTATTCAGGTAGAGAAAAAACAAACGAATCACCAGTTACAATTACAACTTGGCAATCCATTTATAAATTAGAGCGTTCATTTTTTGAAGACTATAATGTAATTATAGGTGATGAAGCTCATTTATTCAAGAGCAAATCTTTAATTAATATTATGAATAATCTTCATCATGCAAAATATAGATTTGGATTCACTGGAACATTAGATGGAACTCAAACTCATAAATGGGTTCTTGAAGGATTATTTGGACCTTCATACAAAGTAACTAAAACTGCTGAATTGATGGAACAAGGTCATCTTTCACAGTTAGATATTCAATGCATTGTTCTTAAACATTCTCCACAAAAATTTGAAACTTATGAAGATGAAATACAATTTTTAATTTCTCACGAAAAAAGAAATAAATTTATTACAAATCTTACTTTAGATTTGAAAGGAAATACACTTGTTCTTTTTTCAAGAGTAGAAGCGCATGGTAAGATATTATACGAAATGATAAATAGTAATAAGCGAAATGATCGTAAAGTCTTTTTTATTCACGGTGGAGTGGATACTGAAGAAAGAGAATTAGTTAGAGAAATTACTGAAAAGGAAATTAACGCTATTATTGTTGCTTCTTACGGTACTTTCTCCACTGGAATCAATATCAAAAATTTACATAATGTTATTTTTGCTTCTCCAAGTAAATCAAGAGTCAGAAATCTTCAATCAATTGGAAGAGTACTGAGAAAAGGTAAAAATAAAACAAAAGCAGTTCTTTATGATATTGCAGATGATTGTACTCATAATTCAAGAAAAAATTATACACTCAATCATTTGATAGAACGAATTAAAATTTATAATGAAGAAAAATTTAATTACGAAATAACCACTATTCAATTAAAAAAATGATAGAAGAAGATTTTTATGCAACTTTAAAATTAAAATCAGGAGAGGAAATTTTCTGTAGAGTGGCAGCTTCTGAAGAAGAAGACAGAACTTTATTGATAGTTACTCATCCAATTACTGTATCTGAATATAAAAATAAGATAGGTCAATTTGGTTATAAAGTAGAGCCTTGGTTAAAAACTACCACAGAAGATATGTTTATTATTAATTTGAATGATATTATCACAATGACAGAATCTTCTGATATTGAAATGATAATGATGTATCAGTCTTATGTGAGACAGTGTGATAAGTTAAAATCAAATGAATCCAAATTAAATAGAAAAATGGGATATATTTCCAATATTGATGATGCCAAGAAGAGCTTAGAGAAGCTCTATAAAAATAACTAATACATTTCTTTCAACCCTCACAAAGGTTATTGTATCAATTTTCAATACACTTGTCAACTACGACTAAAAATATTATAATGTCTAGATACTAAAGTAAATTAAGTTAATGATTACAACAACAGTTATGACCAAAAGAAAGAGGTCAGAGCATTATGTTAATAATAAAGATTTTTTGGATGCACTTATTAAGTACAAAAAAGAAGTTGAAAATGCAGAATCTGGCAACAATCCAAAACCAAGAATTACAAACTATCTTGGTGAATGTTTTTTAAAGATTGCTACACATTTATCCTTTAAACCAAATTTTGTAAATTATATGTTTAAGGATGATATGATTTGTGATGGTATAGAAAATTGTGTACAATATATTGACAGATTTGATGTAGAACGTACAAATCCATTTGCTTATTTTACTCAAATTGTTTACTATGCTTTTTTAAGAAGAATTCAAAAAGAAAAAAAACAATTGGAAATTAAGAATAAGATTCTTGAAAAGACTGGATTTGATAATGTATTTGTAGATAATAATCTTATTGATGGCGAAAATTATTCAGATTATAATAGTATTAAAGATGCTGTTTATTCTAAATTTAGATATTGATCAAATACATTTTCTAAAAATCCATAAAGGAAACGTAAAATTATGAAAGTGGCTATTTTAACAGACAGTCATTGGGGAGCAAGAAAAGGTTCTAAACTTTTTCATGATTATTTTGAAATGTTTTATAATGATATTTTTTTCCCAACATTAGAAAAAGAAGGGATTACTACCGTATTGCATCTTGGGGATGCTTTTGATAGTCGCAAATCAATAGATTATCAAAGTCTAGAATGGACAAAACGGGTTGTATTAGATCCTCTCTCGTCTTGTGATGTTCATATGATTATTGGTAATCACGATGCATATTATAAAAATACTAATAATGTGAATTCACCAAATCTTTTACTTCAAAATTATTCAAATATTAAGACTTATAGTGATCCGGAAGTTGTTAAGATTGGAAATCTAAATATTCTTTTTATTCCTTGGATATGCGCTGATAATGAAGAAAAAACTTTACGTCTGATTAAAAATAATAGTTGTAAAATTGCGATGGGTCATTTGGAGTTGAATGGATTTGAAGCATATAGGGGACATATTATGGATGATGGTATGGACTCTATAGTTTTTAGTGGATTCAAAAAAGTATTCTCTGGGCATTATCATACCCGTTCAGATAATGGAACAGTATATTATTTGGGAAATCCATATGAAATGTTTTGGAATGATTTAAATGATACTCGTGGATTTCATATTTTTGATACTGAAACCTTAGAACATATTCCAGTCAATAATCCATATAGAATGTATTATGTAATTTATTATGAGGATTTAGATTATAAGACATTTGATACAGCAGAATATGAAGGAAAAATTGTTAAAGTAATTGTTCGTAAAAAAACAAATACTGAAAGATTTGAAAAATTTATTGATAAACTTTATAGTTCAAATATATCAGAACTTAAAATAGTTGAAAATTTTCAGGTTGAAGAAAATGTAGAATTTGAAATAACAGAATCTGAAGATACACTTTCAATTTTGAATAGATATGTTGAAGAAGCAGAAATAGAACTTGACAAATCTTTGGTTAAAACTATGATTCAATCAATATATCAAGAAGCTTGTGAGATGATGTAATGTTTATACTTACAATTAATGGAAGGGAAACTGAAGGGGCATATTCTGTACTTGATGATGAAGGAGATAAAATTTTATATCTCTTTCAAGAAGAAGATGATGCAGTTAGATATGCTCTTTTAATGGAAGAGGATGGATATCCTGAAATGCATGTAATTGAAATAGAAGATGAAGTAATGATAAAAACTTGTGAGACTCATGATTATCGTTATACGATTATTACACCCGATGATATTGTAATACCACCTAAAGATTATGATTTTATTCCGTAAAATTTCTTGGAAAAATTTTCTATCCACAGGCAATCAATGGACAGAAATAGATTTTACTAAAAATACAACCAACTTAATTATTGGTAATAATGGAGCAGGTAAAAGCACTGTTTTGGATGCTCTTACTTTTGCTTTATTTGGAAAACCATTTCGTAAAATTAATAAATCACAACTTGTTAATACAGTCAATGAAAAAGACTGTGTTGTTCAAGTTGAATTTTCAATTTCCAATATTGATTGGAAAGTTGTACGTGGAATTAAACCAAATACATTTCAAATTTATAATAATGGAAAACTTTTAGATCAAGTATCTGCTACAATTGATCAACAAAAATGGTTTGAACAAACTGTAATTAAAATGAATTATAAATCTTTTACTCAGATTGTAATTCTTGGTAGTAGTACTTTTGTTCCTTTTATGCAACTTTCTACTGCTCATCGCAGAGAAGTCATTGAAGATTTGTTAGATATTAAAATCTTTTCTTCTATGAATGTTGTTATCAAAGATAAGATTCGTGAGATTAAAGATGAGATTAAAACATTAGAACTTAAAAGGCAATCTCTCAAAGATAAAGTTGAAATGCAAAATGGATTTATTGATGAATTAGAACAAAGAGGAAAAGAAAATATAAAAGAAAAAGAAAATAAAATAAAAGAACTTTCTAAGTTAGAGGAAAATTTAAAAATTGATATAAAAAATATATTAATTAAAGTTGATAGTTTAAATAAAGAACTTGAAAATTTTTCTGGTTCATCAGATAAACTTAGAAAACTTGTTGGATTGAAAGGAAAGGTTCAACAAAAAGTATCTTCAATTACAGAACAACATAAATTTTTTACTGAAAATACGGTTTGTCCTACTTGCAAGCAGGAAATT